AGATAAACAATATTTTGTTTTTTAACAATATTTTATATATATTTGCAAAAATAATTAAAAATGATTAAATGTGTAATACACTGTTCAGATATTCACATAAGGAATTTCCAAAGACTTAATGAATATGCAGAACAATTAACAAGATTTGTTGAAAAATGTAAAGAAATCGCAAAAGATTACGAAAGAGAAGAGGTAAGAATTGTTATCGCTGGCGACCTTGTTCATCAAAAGAATAATATTTCCAATGAATTAATGACATTTAGTAGTTTCTTCCTAAGACAATTGGAAGAGATTGCTACTGTTATTGTAATTGCAGGAAACCATGACCTTTTGGTAAATAATACCTCTAGAACTGATACGCTAACAGCATTGTTCGACACAGCAAACTTCCAAGACTGTAAGTTCCTAGATAGTATGCTAGGATATGAAAGCGGCTTTGTTGAGGATGATAATGTTGTATGGTGTTTGTACTCTATATACAGTGGATATAACCCACCAAACTTTAATGATTTAACGGTATATGATAAGCCAGTTATTGGTCTTTATCATGGAATGGTTGTTGGTGCTTCACTAAATAATGGTACAGTAGTTGACAACGGAGTTGAAAGTAGCCTATTTGATGGATGTACTTGTGTTATGGCTGGAGATATTCATAAACGACAAATTATTAAACGTGGTAACGTTGACATTGTATATCCTGGTTCTCTAATTCAACAGACATTCGGAGAAACAGTTTCTCAGCATGGTTTTGTTGTTTGGGATATAGAACACATGACACATGAGTTTATTGATTTAAAAACTGAATATGGATTATATGACATAGAAATAGAGTCTCTTGAAGATTTTGATGAGGATAAAGAAAAGCTGATTAACTTTTGAGGTTAATCAGCTTCTTTTATTAATTCAACTGAACTACTATCAACATGTTTAAGTTTTATTTTAATTTCTTTTCCGCTATTATCTTGTCTCAATACAACGGTACTCATAGATTCTGTTGCTAGTTCCATTGTTAATGTTAAAGTTACTTTCGTTTTCTTCTTATCTACGTTGTAAGATACTGGAGACATATCAGTCAAAACAGACCAAGGCTCATTAATGTTATTCTCTTTGGAGACAACATTGAAGGTAATTGACTTTCCACTAATAGAATACTTTCCTAAATTAAATACATAGTTACGTTCCCTAAATGATTCATAATCAGGTTTCAATATTATTTTATATGTATTTTTTCTCAAGTCCTTTAAAATAATTACACCTTCTTTGGTTAGCCTTTTCTTATCGACCTCAATGGAAATATTATTTTTCTCAAAAATATATGCGTATATAGCATCACTATTAGAGACATAAGATATATTAATAGAATCATTGGAATCTGTTGATAATACGTATTTACTATCAACAGATTCGCTTAAATCTATAATATATTCATTCTTAATTCCGTTAATACTAATCATTTTTATCTTTTGAAATGTATTGAATATCTACAATTGTCGTAGATGGAATCATTTGTGTTAGGTAATTCATAACAATATCATCCAAGTACTTGAGTTCACATTGACCTTGCTCAGAATACCATTTTTCGTGTAGGTTAAACTTAATGGTAAGCCTTTTATTGTTCATTATCTGATTTGTAACCTCATCTACAGGAACTGAATATGTACTATCTCCGCATTTGTATTCCACCTCAGTAACACCGCTATAAGGATATGATTTACCTAAAATCTTTTTGTCATCTGAAAGTATATAACTATCAACTTCGATTTTATCATTTAAGAACTTATACATTTTACCAAGTTCTTCTATTTTTTCCTTATCTTCTCCATAGAACTTAACATCTGTACATTGTGTGGTATCATAGAACTTAACCTCACCATCGCTACAGTCTGATTTCTTAGCTAGTGTTCTTTCACTATCTGTTCTCTTATAATAACTACCAAAGTAATGTACTTTAGTGTCAGCAGAGATAAATGGTGTATACTGTCTGATTAACTCATTGTCCTCAATTAAATTGCTGAAGCCAATGTTCTGTATCTCATTATCCAAATCAACAAAGAAACTCTCATAGCACCTCTCATCAAACAAACTTTCATCAATTGGATTCTTGAACAACCTCTTGAAATAAGTGAAATATTCATGTCCACTATCGTAATCCATATTACCATTATGAGGGTTATTTCCCTCATAATAGTTTATTATAGTATTTATTTTGATATACTCTGGGTCTGTTTCCTTAAGTGCTCTCCATCCATTATTATCTGAATCCTCAGTCTCATTTACATTTGCAATTCTATTGCAGTAATAAGGGTTATCAATAATGAAATAATTAGTAAATCCTTCAGATGGTAAGGCATTCTCCAATATACAGAAGCTGTCTATTGTGTAGAGTCCATCTTCATCACCTTGACATATGAATGTATCATCGCTTTTAATATATGCCTTTACCTCATATCCTACTGGCTTTGATGCAACATCGTAATGAACCTTTTCTCCAGTTTTATCATATACAAATATCTCTTTATCAAAGAATCTGTCATCACCAACCTTTATATACTCACTGTTCTTGGTAAGTAGTATATATCTAGATGGTTTGGTATTGTCTCCACTGTATTCGTATTTAATTGGATATACTTGATTATTAATCAACGCAACATCTTTTTCAACGTGTGAAACATAATATATTGTTCCGTCTTTGAGTTTTGTTATAGGAGTTGAAATCAGTTCAGCTATATTATCTACCCTCTTAATGTTTCTAATTGTTTCCTTATATATTGGGTGATTATCCTCTATCCCTTCGCTTGTCTCTTCTCCCTTATCCTTATAACATGTATATGCAATGTTGTCCTCAACATCAAATTGGAAATTATACCTTGTTCCACCTTCATGTTCCACAGTCTTAGCCAACCAACCACCATTCATTTGGAAGTAAGGATTTCCATCTAACTGTTCATCCTTATTAAAGTTAGGATACAAATATCTTCTTAATACTGGTTCATTTGTCTCAGCAACCCTAAAAGCTGCCTTGTAATCACTTGTGACTTGCTGTGGGTCACATGCGGTTAGCTTATCAACTTTTATATAAGGTTCGTCTGCTGACAAATACTCATATCTATAAGATATTGGTAAACCTTGATATGATATGTAGTTTGGCTGCGCTCCATACTTTGTATAGTTAGATGTTGACCTATAATCATATACTATAGCCTTAGTGGAGTTAATCCAGTCAATACGATACATCTGATGTATTGCATCCCACTTCTCTTCAATACGTCCAGTGAAAGATGAATACTCAGTTATTTCATAGTCTGGCTCTAACTTTTCACAGTCTTGCCTATATTTAGGCATACTCTCAATCCATTTCTTACTGCGTAGACCAAACATACCAAGAATCATTTCAATACCTTCGGCAGTACCTTTATGACGCCAGATATATGGCGAATTAATCGCCATTCTACGCATGAACTCGTTATTTGCGTCTATATAGGTATATGTTCTCTCGTTAGAATATGACTTAATTCTATTCTTAACACTAGATGTTCCTTTGTCACATGGGTCAACGTATGTCGTTCCGCTACCTTCAGCAGATATAAAATGGTATTTAGAACATTTATATTGGCAAAGTTCATCTCCTTCACAACAAGTCATAAAATATCCATCTGGATAGTTTAACAACTCTTTTCTATATGGAGCAATTTCTTTCTTGGTATTCTGGCTAAACTGTCTAATGAACTTAGTGCTTGAATCACCACTTAATTGGAACTGCTCGTCATCATATTTATTTGAAATTACAATTTTACTACCGTTAGGGTCTTTCTTATAATCGCCAAATTCATCAGCCTCAAACTCCTTAATATCATAAGGGTATATCAAGCAAACATCCCATCCTTTATTCTCGACCTCATCAATCAAGAAATAATCTGGTGTATTGCTTCTTTCATCATATGTTACCCTATCATAGTTCTTGATATTGTTTATATAAGATAGAATCTCATCAAACTCTCTAGCGAAAACTCTCAATGCTTTCTGCATTTTTTCGCCACCATGAACAAATTCTTGCTCGTCACCATAGGTAAACTCACGAGTGTATGTCCAGTCAAAGTTCTTGATAGCCTCATGGGTCATTGACCTATAAAGGTTGTCAGTGAAATACTCATCATAATAAGCACCTATCTCTGCTAGTCTTGTGGTATAATCATTAAAGCCAAATGAAGTTGCATCTACATTATATCCACCGTAAGAAGTTGGGAAAATAAACTCTTCTGTTTTTCTATAATAACCTTTCTCATTATCATATATTACAGAAAAAATTGACTTGTACTTTGGTGTGGTTTTTCTATCTAATATAATCTTTTCAAAGTTGTCACACTCATTATAGAATTCTACGATAAATTTCTCTATAGGTCTGACGTGAATATTTTTCATATTTCCATCGTCAGATAGGTAGATAATCTCGTTATTATCGCCAACCCAAGCCCCAATAATTACTGTATCAGCAGTAACACTTGCTGACTTATATCCCTTACAAGGTGTTATGAAATAGCAATCTATATCTCCACAGCAAGCTCCTGATACAATTTCATAAGAAGTGTGTTCATCATCTGGTGGAAAACTTTCTCTTGCAGTTCTTGCTGCTGATAATGTATCATAAAATTTACCAGCAACTGTTCTCTGAATTTGTCCACATTCTTCTTCTGGCCAATCTACCTTTTCAATTCTATATTTTGTATTATACTCAATGTACTTATCATGAATATCACCAGACAAAAATCTTTCTACTAACTGTTCATAATCCTCTTTACCCTCTTCAGTAATGGTATCATTATCATTCTCAAGCCACCAAACCTCATTATCTTGCCTGTTAAAATATGTTTGTAGAACACTTGGTTTTAGATAATCAAAATAAAAAGCATTCTGACCGTACAATGTGTCAAGAATATACTCGTACTTAACAAACTTAATGAAATTCCTAGATTTCCATTTACTAATAGGATTATCTTCTTCAGGTTCTGTATCACCAACAATGATTTGATAGTTTTTATATCCTTTGTCAGCAAAATATTTTAATGGTTTTGCTTCTATTGGTTTTTTAATACTATGAACATTAATACTGAAAGGATTATCAACATATCTATCATTAGTATAAATATCAATTTCATCTGTGCCGCAAGTATTTACAATGCTAGTACTTCCGTTTACGACAACCCTTCTATCTCCACTTGTTTCAGCGATTGGTTTTCCAAGTGGAACTTTGCCTTCTACCTTTTCAAAATCAGAGGTAACACCAGTGGTATAATAAGCATATGTGTCAGTTCCATATAACTCTCCAGGAAATCTCTGTAATATATCGTTAATGGAAGCACGGAACAATTCAGTCAAAGAACCATAATATGCAAAATCACAAAAATCATAATAGTCTTGTTTCAAAACTATTTTAACATCATTCTGGTCTTCAAACTCACTAGTCATTCCACTAATAACCTCAAGAGTCCAAGTATCACCACTTTCGTTTTCTTTCCATTTAGTTTGATTAAACTGATTAGCAATCTTACCATCATTTCTTACGGTGATGATAAAATTGCTGCTCTTGTATATTGGAACTTGACCAGGTGAGAACTGGTTGACACCACCGATAGTAGTGATGTCACGTTCCCATATAGTACCGTCTGAAATAGTCTGATGTTTCTTTTTCAGAACGTAATTTGAATGTGATTTTATAAAAGCCATGTTCTTTTATTCTATTTTGTCATTAATTGTTTGACTGAAATCAATACTGTTCTTCTTATTCTGTTTAACCTCATAAACTGGATTACCAGTGTATTGGTCTTTAAGTGTAAAGTGTTCTGCTTGATGATAGATTTCGTTCTCATTATTGAATGTTGTAACAAGACCGTTATCCAAATCCCTCAACTGGCTATTCTCCAACATGTAACTGATTGTATCAGCATCATGTGTTGTCATTTCAATATCAAGCTGTATTGGCTCAAAGAAAGTGTTCACCAACAATATCTTCTGTGTTGGCTTACCTATATATGGAAGAGCGTTCTCTTTGAAAGTAGGTGCTGAAGAAGGTGACACGGTAACGAATATCAAGCTAGAACTATCCTCATAACGATATGTATATGATTTATCACTAGAGCTATTAGGTGCTTGAACCACTGGTTCACATTTATTATTTGACGTGATTATTCTGTAATAGTCTTCTCTATTACCATTCTCGTCCAAATAAATTATTCTATATCCTACAAGCTCATTGTTTTTTCTAGCCTTTGTACTAATACTTGCATTCTGAATCTGTGTTGTATCTAATACCAATCCCCTAACGTTAGGAAATGCTGTCAGATTTCCAACGTCAGTAATAATAGCTTCAATCTCCTTTGGCTTAATATAAACAGTGTAGAACCCTTTTTTATTGAACTTACCAAGAGGTAATTGAAGGTTATACATACCCTCAATATACTCGTCTACATCGTCATCTTCTTGTATCCTTTTAGCTTGAGTTAAAATGCTCGAATCAAGATGTTCAAATTTTCCATCTGAAAGAGAATCATAGCTTCTTGTCTCGTGATATACAAAAGAAATATCAACCAAGTTAGGTATATCAACGTTAGCTATATTAATAGGAATTACAGTACCATAGCACCCAACACTCA